CGTGATCGAGGGAACGGCGTTTGACTTTGCCCCGTTTATCGCTTTGTTTAAGCGACGCAATCCGAAAACGGCGGCGGCTTTGGAAAAGGTTGAAAAGGTCACAAAACAATAGCCGTTATTTTAAAAAATCGGCCGATTTTAGAATATGCGGCCAGAATGTCGGCCATATTATAAAAAGCGAAAAAAAGGGGGCGGATTTTACCCGTCCCCTTTTTCGTTGTCTTTTACTTCCAGAGGAATTTCAGATTATCTTTTCCGACCTCCCGCGTCAAGATTTTTTTTCGGCGAAAACAAAACCGCAATCATCAGGGCGATGACCGAGATAACCGCCAGAATCACCGCCGCGATAATGCCGACAAGGTAAAACGCGCCGGCAATCACCGAACCAAAAGCCGTCAAAACAATTCCAGCAACCGCGAACGCGCCGACAATCAAAAAAGTGACGATCGCTTCAAACAAATCTTTCATTTTCTATTACTCCCCCTTATCAATTGCCAATAGATAAGGAGAATAGCGAAAATAACACCGCTGTTCGCTGTTCCTTTCTCCATTGCGAAAGCGCACCACAACAAAAAGGTTGTCCATGCTAAATCGATAATTAACAAAATCCAGATTCTCATTTTTCCCCCTCAAAAATAGGCTTAAAGGCAAAATAGCCGATAAGCATGACGACATAACTTTCCAAAGAGATTACCAGCCGAAACGCCCTTATTCCCCAGTTTTCCAAGGCGTACAGCTCCCAACAGTACGATAAAAAGAAAATGGTGTATGCGACCATAGACCAGAATAAAAAACACAACATATTTTTTCATTTTTTTCCTTTTATCTTAAAATATGGCATAATTATTGCAATTCTCTTGCCGTCACGTCTTTCAAAGACGGCAGGTGCGTCCGGTTCATTTTGGTATATGTTGAAATGTGATCCAACAAAAGCCAACGCTTTTTTTACCAGTCTTTTTGAAAAGAAATTTTCGCTTTCTGGGAAATCTTCTGTTTTTCTGAAAACAAACCTGTAAAACTGTTTTTTGCTTTCATTATCAAAGATTTCTTTTGTTTTTTCAGAAATAGCAAAACGCTTAGATAAAATCTCGTTTTTTGCGTTGAAAACGAGTTTTTGAAGTTTGCCGATAAATTCATCGGCCGAAAAACCGGCGCAGTCCAGATTGGCGTCGGCTGGTAATGCCAACGTTGGGAAATACGCCCCTTTCGGGATGCCAACTTCCATTTCATACAGCGCAATGTATGCGTTCGTTGCGAAAACATCCCGCCCGTCGCTGAAAACAAATTGTTTGACAAACACCGATTTTGAATCGCACGCTTTACCAACCGCTTTGATTACGGCAATCTGATTTTTTGATAATTCCATTTTTTTATCCCCTATCCGTGATAGCCAAAAGAAACACAAGAAACATCGTTGTGATAAAAGCAACCATAATACTGTCCGGCGCACCGCTCAAAGCCATACAACAAGGCACGGCATAAGATAAATACTTCAAACCATTCATTCATTCCCCTCTTTCAGTTGTTTCAATTCCGCTTCTAAGCTGGCGATTCGTTCCGCCCGTATTTCGTCTTTGATTTCACGACGGCGTAAAATATTGTCGTTGTGATTGTGATTTCTTATCAGGCACGGCGCAACTGGATATTGCGCCAGCACACAAGCGTTTATCATTGCTTCTTCGACTTCCGCAAAGTCTTCTTGGCTCCAGCCCAGAATATTGTCGGGCGTGTATTCTGCATTTTTGGCCATCATGCAATTCCTTTTTCGTCTTGATATTCGTCAAAAGCGGCAACGGCGCAATTCATACAGAAATTCCAAAGCGGATTATTCGGCTTATATAGGCGTTTTGCCACTTTAGGGAAAGCCGCGCAAATGAAATTTTCCATAGCGTTGGCAAAAGCGATCTGTTCTTTATCCCACCGCGCCAAAATTGAAACATCAGCCAAACCAAGCGGCGAATTTTCACGCGCCGACCGGACGGCGTTCCGCGTAAACTTTGTCAACTCGCCAAGAATAGCGGCCGATCCCTCGTTCCAACAGCAAATCGTTTTCACCGTCCAGCTTTCGGACACAACGGCTTCGTATTGCACGCCGTCTATTTCATACGTCGTTTCTTTCATTCCGTTTTCCTTTCAAAGCCAAAAAATGCCGTTTTTCCGCGTGAATCTTTCCTTTTCCTTGACGGTGTACGCTTCCAGCCAGTAATCGAAATATTCAAGCTTTCTTTCACCAGCAAAAGGCTTTTTTTTACCGCCGCCGCAACGTCCATTTCTAATAATGGACTGATGAACGGCCGGCCTTGAAATGCCCAAGGCTTCGGCGCACTCTGTTACCGAATCCCAAACTTCCAACGTTTCAACGTCAATGATCGCTTTTTTCATTTTGATTGTCGGCGTGAATTTGCGCTTCGTCTTTCGCGCCCGCAAGCGTATAGTCCAGATATGCCAAAAAAGCGTATCCTTTCGACATTTTAATCGGTTCAACGCTTACAAGCGCATACGAACGCCCGATTTTGCTTATGCGAAAAACGCCCGCCGTCCAGTACGTCAGTTTTTCCGTTTTGATTTTTTTCCACTTCAACATTTGCTTTCCTTTCAAATCAAAGATAATTGACGCGGTTCATTTTCCGCCGACCATTGACGCATGATTTTCAAAGCGTCATCTACAATGAAGTTTGTTGCGAACACCGAGTCGAAATCCAAATCAGGATAGCCATATTCGGCAAACAAAGCCCGCACGCGCGCCTTGCATTCGTTCATATTGTCCTGTTGCATTTCGATAGCCCACACGCTTGCAAGGGCGGTTTCCGCGTCCTGTCGGCTATGACAACGGGACAATTTGCGCCGATAGATTTCAACAACAAACTGACCGTCCCCGCAAGACGGTTCAAGAAATGTTTTTTCAGGCGCGAAAGCGTCGCCGTCGCATTCCGTTTGCAAATTGTCGCACATCATTTTCACAACCCATTCAGGCGTGAAAATCTCGGTCGTGTTCCGCTTGCGTCCCGTCTTTGTCGTTTCGCCCCATTTTCCGAATTTCGATTTTTTAGCCATTCGTTTCGTTCCCTCTTAAAGCGTTTGTAATTTTCCGTCCCCGCTTGCATTTTGGCGCAAAAAATGATTTCTTCATCGGACAAACCGTATTTTACGAAAAGCTGAACGTCGATCCAGAAACAATCTTCATCGGAGCAACGCCAGCAAAGATTTGTCCGCTCAAAATCAAAAAGAAGTTTTGCGACGGCGATTCCCCTTTCCGACTCGACGTAAGCGTTTCCGTTCGG